GGTGCTGCACCTATATATAAGCATCTTCTGTGCCAGAACACTTGTAACCTAACAAGTTTTTCAACTGCCTGATTTCACTGCCTTTTCCGCCTGACCCTCCACAAAAAATACTGGCACTCTTCTTGCTTCAGGTGACACTATTTGTCACATGTGACGCAAATTGCGTCACTGGATACCTATACAGTAGTATCTCTACCTGTCTCACTCTGTCTCACTCTCAGCCACACCTCTACCTGAGAATGATTCCTGTTCTCGTCTGATACTTCGATACTTCTAATACTATGGAAGGGTGGAGGGGTGGAAGCCTTTTTGAGTACGGCCGCGAGTGGTATCCTAATGAGTTCATTCGGTAAAGTTAAATTTTTTCAAATTCTGCCATACCCACTACTACCAACCCCATATTACCTATTATACTATTCTCACTGTCTCCTTCTTTTCCACAGTACCCCCCAGATTCCACTAATTAGAAGTCTCAAACCACTCCACTTAGGAGGAACTCCCAAATGCTTCCCACCAAATTCGATTCGTGCCCCACTACCTCCCGCGCCATTACCCTTCTTGGCTCTGGAGTCTCCCCGGAACAGGTTGCTGCAGCCATTGGAGTAACTTCTTCTCGTATTTCCCAACTACTTGGTGACCCTGAATTCACTGCAAGAGTCGCAGAACTCCGCTTTGAGACTCTCCAGAAACACAATCTTCGGGATTCACAGTATGACACCCTCGAAGATTCCCTTATTTCCAAGCTTTCAGACCTTCTACCTCTCATGATGCGCCCAATGGAGGTACTTAAAGCCATCCAAATCATCAATGCAGCTAAGCGCCGCGGGGTCTCGTCCCCGGAACAAGTCATAAACCAGCAAACAGTGGTGAATATCACACTACCAACCAAAGCAGTAACCAAATTTGTTACAAACATCAATAACCAAGTCATCCAAGCAGGAGAGCAGCAACTCCTAACAATCCAATCAGGCACTCTTATGAAAGAATTAGGTGCACAGCCTCAGGAGGTACTACGAAATGAACCCGCTAGCCACCAAAACAATCTCCCAGACCTTTCAAGACTCGCAGAAATCACTCGAAACTTCAAGAGCAACAACCCAATCCCAGCTCCAGCTCAATAAGCAGCGGGCAAACCAGATCCTGTCCGCAGTCTTGTTTCAGCTCGAAGCGAATTCATCCCAACCCCGGAAAGTAATCCGAGTAATCGAGATAGATTAAGCGACTCAGCGCTATGTGCCCCACAGAATTCTCACTTTTAGTGAATGACCTCCAAGTTCTCTATGACTCACAGCACACCTACCAGTTCATTCGCCTACAGATAATCGAGGTTCTGGCACACTATGGTATTCATCCGGAGATAGCGGATTATGACCCCCGAGCCTACCGACTAATTGATACTCACAACTCATAGCGCTATGGCAATCACTCTAGAACAACTTGGATTCACCTCTGAGGATTCCCAAGACTCAGAACAGTTTTCCATCACTCAGGACATCTCAGCCTCAACAGAGGAAATACATTCCGCTGCTTCCACTAACCTAGACTTTCTCGCAGCTCTCGCACTTCCCACAGTATACCAGTATGCTTTCCCGGATGTATTCCTCTCAGTCTGGCAGTGGCTATGTACCTATATCTCGAAAACCAGAGATTTTTCTCAACTAGCCCTAGGACTCCCTCGCGGCTTTGGGAAAACCATGGTAATTAAGCTATTCATCCTATACACTATCCTATTTACTCGGCGCCAATTCATCCTGATTCTCTGTGAGACCACAGCTAAAGCTAAGAATATTCTCGCAGACGTAGCGGATATGCTGGACGAAACCAATATTAAATCAGTGTTTGGTAACTGGAGAGTTGGTCTCGAAACTGATACACAAGAACTTAAGAAATTTGGATTCCGAGGCCGCGACATAATCCTAATGGGAGCTGGCGTAGAATCCGGTATCCGTGGAATCACAATTAAGAATCAGCGTCCTGACCTGATGATCTTTGATGACATTCAGTCTCGTGCCTGTGCAGAATCTCAAGTCCAGTCTGACTCTCTAGAACGAGAGATGTATGGTACGGCAATGAAAGCTAAGTCTCCTCACGGATGCTTGTTTCTATTTATTGCCAACATGTACCCAACTAAGTGGTCCCTATTGCGCCGCCTCAAACAGAACCCAAACTGGATTAAATTCATTGTTGGTGGAATTCTCGCGAACGGCGAATCTCTCTGGGAAGAATTGCAACCAATCTCTCAACTTCGTAAGGAGTTCGCTAATGACTTAGCAACTGGTCGCCCGGAAATCTTCTTCGCAGAAGTCCTGAATGACGAGAATGCAGCATCCACTAACCTAATTAACCTAGATGCACTTCCTGCCCGTCCCTACTCTGAAGGGGATATTCCTGCAGGTAACTTTGTAATCATTGATCCATCTGGGAATAAAGCGAATTCAGATAATGTAGCTGTAGGATACTTTGAGGTTTTTGAGGGATACCCTACACTCATTGAAGTCATAAACGATAAACTCTCGCCAGGTAACACAATTCGAGCGGCGCTGAAATTCTGCCTAGATCACAATTGTCGTCTAGTTGCAATTGAAGGCGTAGCATACCAAGCCTCTCTCTGTTACTGGTTCCAGTTCATTTGTGCACAGATGGGAATCTTAGGAATTGAAGCTGTTGAGATTTATCCAGGTGGATTCGCAAAGAACTCTCGAATCCTTAAGATGCTTAAGGCCTACCAAGCTGGGGAATTCTTTGTTGATCCTCGATGCCAAACCGAAGTGCATCTGGAGATCACCCAATTTAATCCTCTCAAAACCGATAATGTAGATAACATTCTTGACTTACTGTGTTATGCCCCGAGAGTTCTCGAGATGTATGGAGAGTATGTGGTCTCTATGAATGTAATTCAGAGTCAGGAGTATGATGCAGTTCGAGTACCAGAATTCAACTCTCCGTTTTGATTTTATATTTTTGTGAAAGGAAATAGATGTGGCAAATTTGATTGCAGCAAATTATGACTTAGATAATAAACAAATAATTGACAGTAACTATACTACACATAGACACCTGTCGGATCATTCTTTGCTTGGGGAGTCTTCAAGTCGATATAAGCGCAATTTCCAGACCAAGAAATTCACCGTTCTAGACGACATGGCGTCAGCGGCCACAAACTGGAATAATAATCGAACCGGCTGTACACTATCTGATGATACATCAATTATCAGAGAGGAAAACGAGGCCGTCAATGCGCTGAAAGTCACAATTTCGGCGACGTACGCGCGGTTCCAGCGCCAGTTCGGGTCCGCAGTCACCATCACAGGAACTGTGAATATCTGGGTTTACTTCGACAGCGATCCAACGCCTGGAATGACCTTAGAGGTTTATTTCACGTCCGATTACGCCAACTTCGCGACAAAGTACATCAAATGGTACTACCCTGGAGATACGTACCTGCGCAAGGGGTGGAACTGCCTGTCTTTGAACACTGCTGATGACGGGACGAAGACGTGGGCGACCATTACCAGCGGAGGTGGTGAGGCTTGGACCAACGCGATGAACGGCATCAAGATCATTGCGAATCATCCATCAGCTTCCGGGCAGGTTTTCAGGATAGGCGGAGTTTTTTGGGGTGGCGAGGCCAGGCCAAATGTTCTGGTGAATCTGGACGATGGCCACAGCAGTCAGTGGACGGCATTCAACATCTTCCGATCGCGAGGAATTCCGATCTCATTGTCAATCATCACGTCGAAGATTGGACAAGCAAACTACCTGACATGGAGCCAATTGGAGCAGATGTATAAGTGGGGATGCGACATCATCCCACACTCTGTTACTCATCCAACAAGCGGCCTTGATGCGACATCGTTTGAAGATTCCAAATACGAAATAGAGCAATCACGAAACGAACTTCTAGCGAGAGGTTTTGCTCGTGTGGTTGATGTATTTGCTTGGCCGCAAAATGACTATGTTTCATCAGTTGGTGTTGATCTAATTGCTATGGCTGCTAATGCTGGCTATAGAATGACACGAGGAAGCACTAGACGTGATCTTCCCACCGCACAAGGAATTGATAATCCGATGCGGTTGCCGAGTGTTGATATTGGCGGTCGTACTTTGGCGCAAGTACTTAAGATTCTCGATGCGGCAGAACTTTACAAGCAGACGAACATCCTCTACGGACATCGACTCGTCGGAACGGCAACGTCGCCAGCGTCTGGCGGAACTCCACCTCCAGACGGCCTTGAATGGTACTGGTCAGATTATGTTGCCTTGGCCGACAGTATTGCTAGTAGGTATACAGCAGGTACATTGACACCAATTACTTATGGTGAGTTGATGGCTGAGTGTAGGTTTTAATACTGTGTAACTAATTTCATAGGAACCCATCTCATGCCCGGAATCAATATTGATCAGATCATCTCTGGTTCTAATTCTCTTGATGAAGTTATCAGCGCCATTCGAGAATCTTCTCAACCTGCCCAACAGCCCACACAAGTGGCTGCATTCAATCCACTTAACTGGCTCAAGGATATTCTTATCTCAGACCCGACCGAATCCACTAAGCCTCCATCGAAACTTGATTATGAACAGTACCGTAGACAAGAACTTCTCAGAGGTGGAGACCCCAAGGAATTCGAAGATTGGGTGAAGATGCAAGAGAAGATTCGCGAGCGCATCTCCCAACAGAAACCTAAGCGGGTCTAGATTCCCACAACCATAGGAACCAAACAATGTCTGTATCCAACACACCATTCACTATTCCTCCTGCAGCACAGCAGGGGCTTATTGAATTCTACAAACAATGTACTTCCCTACAATCCTCTTCCTGTAATCTTCGGGAACAATTCCGTACCATTGATCTCGCATACATGCGGGAGCAAGATTACACAGACGAGCACCAATCAGCTAAGGCAGCTAATAAGTACGGGGATCCGCGCCGCTTCCAGAACATTAAGGTCCCTGTAGTGAAGCCGTTGGTTGAGGCCGCAGTAACTTATCAGACCTCAGTCTTTCTTACCGGAGTTCCCATTTTTGGTGTGGTATCTACACCAGATTTTGAGGATGAAGCCCTCCAACTAGAGACAGTCATCGAGACTCAGAGTATCCGCGGGCGTTGGGTACAAGAGCTAATGAAATTCTTTCGAGATGGATTCAAGTATAACCTCTCAGCAGTAGAGATTCCTTGGAAGCGAGAAGTAGTTGCATCCCTTTCCTATGACGCTACATTCTCTACCAAGCAGGCCAAACCCACGGAAGTGATTTGGGAAGGGAATGCAATCAAGCGCCTCGACCTATACAATACTTTCTTCGATACGAGAGTATTCCCCTCTGAGATTCCAGAGAAAGGTGAGTTTGTAGGGTACACTGAGCGGTATTCCCGCATTGCTCTCAAAGCATTCATTGCCGCTCTCCCCTATAAGATCATCCAGAATATTGTACCTGCATTTGAATCTGGTATTGAAACCGCCGGCGCCTCCGCTTCGAATGACTACTATTCATATTACACACCTCCCCTTAACCCAGATACATTCCAGTCATACCAAGCTAATCAGGGATTCAATTGGCTCGCGTGGGCAGGACAGGATACTGCCTCTCGCCAAATCAATTATAAGAACTCCTATGATGTAACCACACTGTATGCTAGGATTCTTCCGGCCGATTTCAATCTTAGGCTTCCTTCTGCAAGTACCCCGCAGATCTGGAAGTTTATCATTGTGAATCACTCCGTTATCATCTACGCGGAAAGGCAAACCAATGCTCATGGACTCATTCCGGTCTTATTTGGGCAGCCTTACGAGGATGGACTCGGGCTGCAAACAAAGTCGCTGGCAAGTGACGTGTCACCTATGCAAGACATTTCGTCGGCTCTTGCTAACTCTTGGATTGCCAGTCGTCGTCGTGCTATCTCTGATCGTGTTCTTTATGATCCAAGCCGCATTGCAGCAGAACACATAAACTCTCCGAATCCTTCCGCTAAGATTCCAGTTCGCCCTGCAGCATACGGTAAGAATCTCGCTGAATCAGTATTTGCATTCCCTTTCCGTGATGACCAAGCTGGTATCGCGATGCAGGAGATGCAACAGATCCAACAATTCTCATTCGCACTTACCGGACAGAACCAAGTCAAACAAGGGCAGTTTGTTAAAGGAAATAAGACACTCCACGAATACGCGGATGTTATGTCTCACTCGAACGGAAATGACCAGAAGGTTGCTCTCCAATATGAGAACCAAGTATTCATTCCTCTTAAAACCATCCTTAAGACCAATATCATCCAGTATCAAGGAGGCACCTCACTTCTCTCTCCATCTCGGAAACAAGTGGTCAAGATTGATCCTATTGCTCTTAGTAAAGCTGTTCTTGACTTTCAGATCAGTGATGGCCTCACACCTACTGATAAGATCATTGGAGGTGAAGAATTCCAGACCGCGCTTCAAGTGCTTGGCTCTTCTCCCCAATTGGGAGCTGGATATAACTTGTCCCCGCTTTTCTCGTACCTTATGAAAACTCGTGGGGCAGACCTGAAGCCATTCGAGAAATCTCCGCAACAAATCGCATACGAGCAAGCTGCACAACAGTGGCAACAAGTGGTAATGGAAGCAATCAAGCAAGGTGTTGATGCTACCAAGCTTCCGCCACAACCCACACCGCAGCAGTATGGATACAACCCACAGACTATGAATGCCTCGGTGCCTCAAGCAGCTCCTGAGATTGCGACCCGCATTAATAATATCACCAATAATATCTCGAATGTAGAGGATCAGTGATGCCAACTCAAATCCAAAACCGTTTCACATCCTGGAAACTCTCAGAAACTGAGGCCCAACTTGGTTTCCTGTATTCTGATCTCCAACTCTGTAATATCCAGAACCTTATCTCAGAAGCAGCAGAGGCTAAGATTTCTCTCACGTTTGATCCAACCAACCCAATTGCATTTGCTCAGAGAGAAGCTGAGCTACAAGGACAAATAGGTATCCTTGAGTACCTTTTGGAGCAGCACCGTCTCGCAGTTGAATCACCCACCCAGTAATACCAATCTGTACCCACAACTCTAGGAGAAGTATCAAATGTCTATTATGGATAAAATCTTTGGTGGTTTCGGTGGAAATCAAACCACACCAAATACCCAACCAGTGCAACAGGTTAACCCTGGTAATATTCCGCCAGGTGCAGGAGCTACTGATCCCACGAATACCACAGTTCCCCCAGGAACCGTAGAAGCCTCTCAGGAATCTCCGCTCGCTAACTTCGCTGACCTCTGGAAGCCTGTAGAGAATGCGCAAACCCCTGAAGCAATGTTTGCAAATGTCGATCCTCAGAAGCTTATGGAAGCTGCTAAGAAAACAGACTTCTCGAAAGCTATTTCTTCAAATCAACTTGAAGCGATTGCAGGCGGCGGACAGGAAGCGGTTGCAGCATTTGCCTCAGCAATGAATTCAGTAGCACAAACAGTATATGCCAACAGTGCTTTGGCAACCACAAAGATTGTAGAACAAGCACTAATGAAAGCACAGCAACAGTACGACGCAAAGATTCCCGGCCTCATCAAGAGGCAAACAGTTTCTGATACTCTCCGTACAGAAAATCCGATGTTTTCCAATCCCGCAGTACAGCCTCTGATTTCTGCGCTTGAAGCTCAGCTGGCAGTTAAAAATCCAAATGCTACCGCAGGCGAACTTACCTCGATGGCTAAACAATATCTGGAAGGTGTAAGCACAGTGTTCTCAACCCCCAAACAAGGTCAAGAGAGTACAACAAATGCAGGCGACACCGACTGGCTGAAGTTTCTTTCGTAACCTCCCTTTCATACATTAGGAGAAATTAATGGGTGCAGTACGCGCTATGGTTCAAGATAACGGGCTGACTCGCAATGCCCGTGTCGGAGATGGTCTCATCTCTCATCCCGCAGTTACAGTTGTTACCGCTGATGCGAATGACATCGTAACTGTTGACAAGATTGCTGGTGGAGTTATTCAGTACACTGGCTTCGGTGCAGGCCGTAACCTTACCACGGATTCCGCAGCTAATATTATTGCTGCCTTCCCGAACATGGATATTGGTGACACGCTCGAACTGATGGTTTCGATCATCACAGCGTTCGCTGGCACTTGGATTGCTGGTGCTGGTGTTACGCTCGCAGGTCGCGCCACGGTTCTGGCTAACACCAACCAAGTCGTAATCATTACTAAGACAGGTGCTGCCACTGTTAGCTGGCGCGCCCTGTAAGGTTTAATCACTTCAATATCTAGGAGAAATTCACAATGAGTACCGGTATCTTTACCACCAATAACCTCACGACTGATCTGGCGCGCAAATCGTTTGCTGCTATGATTACTCGGCTTATGCCGAATGGTTCCGCACCTCTGTTTGGTCTTACTTCGATGCTTGGAGAAGAAACAGCGGTTGCAACCGAGCATGGCTTCTTCACGAAAACTATGCTTTTCCCGCAGTTCCAAGTATCTGCTGCTGGCCAACTTGCTGCTGACACCACGTTCACTGTTGTCTCCACCGCTCAACTGATTCCTGGTCAGATTCACCGCATTGACTCTACTGGCGAAAACGTCATTATTAACTCCGTGATCTCTACCACTCAGGTTGCAGTTACTCGTGGTGTTGGTAGTGTTGCCGCTGCCGCTATTGGTGCCAGCATTTATGCTTACCAAGTTGGCAGTGCGTATGAAGAAGCTTCGCTGCGCCCGAACAGCCTCGTAATCAACCCAGTTCGTATCACTAACTACACCCAGATTTTCCGCAATACTTGGGCTGTTAGCGACACGATTCGTGCAACTCAGATGATTGCTGGCGATACCAATGTCGCTGAATCTCGTCAGGACTGCGCTGCTTTCCACGCTGCGGATATTGAGAAATCTCTGTTCTTCGGACAGAAGACTCAAGGTACTCGTAACGGTCAAGCCTTCCGTACTCTCGGCGGCCTGATCGAAATTACTGGTACGCTGGGTTACTATCCTAGCTACATGTCGTCGGTTAACATTACTACGGCGGGCGCAACCACCAATTTGACTCAATTGGAAGCGGCTCTCGATCCCACTCTGAATCAGACCACCGATCCTAAGGGTGCCAATGAGCGTACGCTGTTTGTTGGTGGTGTGGCTAAGAAAGTTATTACCGCCATTGGCCGCCTGAATGGTACTTACACTCTGGTTGATGGTCAGACTTCTTTTGGGCTGCAATTCTCCACGTTTAAGACCAGCCGTGGTACCTTCCGTATGATTGAGCATCCGCTGTTCAATAGTAATGTCAGCTGGCAGAAACTGGCTGTTGCTGTTGACTTGGCTAGCTTCAATGTTGCCTACCTTGGTGATCGCAAGACTCAGAACAAAGAGTTCAACCAAGACGGTAACTGCGCTCAAGACAACGGTATTGATGCTGTTGGTGGCACTCTGACCACGGAACTTACTGCCGTGATCAAAAACCCACCCTCGAATGCTGTCATTTATGGCTTGACTGCTGGCGCCGCCGGGTAATCTCCAGAACTATCCCTGGCCTGCATCTATAAAGTGTGGGTCAGGGAATCAACCATCTTTTTCTAGGAGATTCTAATGGCATCAATTCATGTACCATCCAATGTAAGCTCGATGACATTTGCTACCTCTGGAGTCAAGACCCCTGACTCAGCTGGTGTCATCTCTGGTCTTACTGCGCCAGAAGCCACGGCATATAATGATCGTGGAGGCCCTGGGGCAGTTGCAGTTCTAGTTAGCTCTGCAGCTAATGGCGATCTCACCCTTGCACTTCCAGGAACTGGAATTGCTACTTCCATCACAATTAACGCAGTTGTATATAGTATTAATGGAGCAGATCATCCCTCGGGAGGTAAGCTTCTTAGTGCCGCAGTACCGGCCGCAGCAGCCTCAATCGTACTGAATCAAGGCTTTTATATCGTAATCGGGTAATCCCCGCCAACCCACAATCTAGGAGAAGTATCATGAGTGACCAGAAACAGTATCATGTGTTCTACTGCACCATCCCTAACAGTACCTTCATCTTCACCGATGGTACTCTAGCTCCATTCACTGGTGGCCGCTATGTTACAGATGACAAGGAAAAAGCGTACCAACTGAACAAAGAGATCGCTGCAGGGAACAATCACTTCTATGTGAACAAGGATAAGCTGAAAGTCACGGAAGAAGAATTGGATCCTATGGCTGAGTACAAAGCTAAGGTTATCGAGGACTTCCTTGCGAAACAAGCCAAACCTATTGATGCAGGTAACTATGTCCAAGGACCTCTGAACGTCTCGGATACCGCATCCCTTGGTGCAGGAGCAGCTCAATCAGATTCAGCTCCCTCTGGAGTTCGAGTTAGTATTCCCAAGAAATAATGTATCCCTAAAAAATAATGGAGTAAAGTGTGGCTACTTTTTCTGATCTAACTTCAGATGTGATGACGATCACAAATCGTCCAGACCTAATCGCTGAGACTAAGTTAGCTGTGAAAGCGGCCACACTTAAGATTCACCAAAGCGATTACTACTACAAGGATCTTTTTGAGACTGGACTTTCCTGGGACACCGCGGCATACACACAAGAAGTAGATCTTAGTTTACTTTTTTCTTATTTTAGAACTCTTAAATATGTTCGTCGTTATGATACCTCTGGTACAGGAGAAGCAAAAGAGTTTTATACCGTATTAACACCTGGAGAGGTTCTGGATTCTTATGGGCGAGACAAATATAATATAGCTTATATGGCAGGTAGAATTCTCAACATAAAGAGCTATGAGAAGTTCACCAACGCCTTAGTAGGCATGTATGTTAATCCTGATATAACTGATACTGGTTATAGTTCATGGATTGCAAACGATCATCCGTATTCAATTATATTTGAGGCTGCTCGTTTGTTATTTAAGCAGATTGGTTACGATGAACAATCAACACAATTTGAACGGCTGGTTGCAGAACAACTTGTAATTGTACGTGCAACTAATATTTCTGCTATAGGATATTGATATGGGTGCTTCCGTTTGGGGTCCTGGCTCCTCAACTCCAGTAGATGTTGCGTCTGTTGTTTATTATGAAGGGCTTGCATCCACTCATGCATCAGATGCTGCTGCTTCTGCTTCTTCTGCATCGGCATCCGAAACTGCTGCGGCTCTGTCTGCTGCCTCCGCTGCCGCCATTGAGGCTATCGTATCAGCTATATCTACAGGTATATTTCAACTAGCTTTACGTAACCGTGTTGTCAATGGTGCATTGGCGATCGACCAGAGAAATTCAGGGTCTTCTCAAACCTTTACTGCCGCCGCTGCTATTGCATATTGTATAGATCGCTGGTATGGATATTGTACTGGAGCAAACTGTACAGGACAAAGAGTTGCAGGCACCGCCCCAGATCAATATAAGTATAGATTTACAGGCGCTGCGAGCGTAACTGCTATAAATTTCGGGCAGAGAATTAAAGCAGCTGATGTTTATGATTTAGCATCGACGACAGTTACTTTGTCAGTTAAACTCGCTAACTCGCTGCTTACCACAGTTACCTGGAAAGCTTTCTATGCTAATGCTGCAGATGATTTTACTACTAAGACCTTAATTACATCTGGAACATTCACAGTTAATTCTTCTTTGACAAGATACTCAACTACAATAGCACTTCCTGCATCCGTAACGAATGGACTGTGTATAGAGTTTTCTGTCGGTGCACAAACTTCTGGAACTTGGGATATTGCAGAAGCACAACTTGAGGCTGGTGCCTATATTAGCACATTCGAGCGCAGGCCAAACTCACTAGAATTAGGTTTGTGTAAACATTATTATCAAAAAGTTATATTCTCTGGTCGTAGTTATGCTCCTGCTTCGTGGACTTATGGTTTCGTGATTACGTTCCCGGAAATGCGTGCTACTCCTACAGCCACAACTATTGCAGCAGGAACATCTTCCAATGTCAGTTCTCCTACTTGTACGCCAAACAGTGCTTACTCCGCGTACTTGCAGTGGATAAGTACAGCTGCAGGAGACTCTTGGATTTTTGATCGCATTTATAGTCTATCTGCTGAACTATAAACAAATTTTTAAGTGATCGTTTACTATGGCACAGCAAGTAGTTAGACTCAACCTTTCGGCCTCTGCGTTTCCATTTCTATCTGAATTTTCTGGCAGAGGAATTATTGTAAAACAATCAGATCAGAACTATTTGCCTACAGTTACTAGTAAAGAAGATTTAGATAAAGATGTTGGTATCCCTTCTGTTTTGTATTGCCATAATGTAATTGCTACAGGACAAGGTTACCAGGCTGTAGGATATGATAAAAGAGTTATAGCTCCTCCATATGGTGCAGGAGGTATTATAAATGAAATATTTCCTATTATAGACACAGAGAATTCACGTAAAGCGTATCTTGCTTTTACTGATCTAGGTAATGTACATATCTGTGTTGATCCATATTATCTGTGGAGCTTAGTCACATACGACGTATCATTTGCCGGCAAGAGAGTTACTCATGCCCACGTAAATGGAGTAACATATATTTATGTGGATGGTGTGGGGGCATATAAGTATAACTTTGCTACGTATGCATTAGACTCAGTAACACTTACAGCTCTAGTAGCGGCCAATATAAAAGGGATTGCGGCGGTACAAGGGTATCTAATCGCTTGGTCAAAAGATACTGTGGCTTGGTCATCTTTGGTTGATCCTACCGACTTCACACCATCACTTTCTACTGGAGCCGGAAGTGGATCAGTACAGGAAGCTAAAGGAGATATTGTTACGTGCGTATCTCATGGCGGGGGTATGGTTATCTATACTAATCAGAATGCTGTGACCGCTGTATATTCAGGTAATACCAGGTATCCATTTAATTTCAAAGAGCTTTCTGGTTCTGGAGGTGTATCATCTTTAGATATGATTGCCGCTGAAGCCAATAGTTCCGCTCACTATGTATACAGCTCTAGCGGCCTGCAGAGCGTGTCTTTAATTTCTTGCAGTACTGTAATGCCAGAAGTTACAGATTTTCTCTCTGGAGCTTTATTTGAAGATTTTGACGAGAGTACAAACACTCTTACACAAACTGCTTTAACAACTCCTCTCCTTAAGCGACTAGCTCACGTATCAGACAGGTATCTAATTATTTCTTATGGTATCTATGAATATACCCACGCACTTATATTTGACACTGTTCTAAAGAGATGGAGTAAATTTAGGCTTACACATATAAAGGTATTTGAGTTTCAGTTAATGACCGATGAGCTAGTTGAAACTCCTAGAGCTTCTATGGCATTTTTAACTGCTTCTGGGGATATATACATCGTAAATCTGGAACCCACAAATGCTGCAAGTAGCGGCGTAGTTATTATAGGTAAAATCCAACTTATTCGTCAGCGTGTATGTGTGTTGGATTCGGTGGAAGTGGAGAATGTTATTGATGAAGGTGATTTTTATTGTTCTGACTTATATGCTTTGGACGGTAAAAACTTCTCTGAGAAAATAGGATACCTACAGACAGATACAAGGTTATTCCGTAAAATACTGTTCAATGTGACAGCGATTAATCACACACTTTTGTTTAAGGGGGCTATCAACTTAGTTTCTTTGGTTGTTTCTTTGCATGTTCATGGCCGTAGATAATACTTTAGGGTTTGTACATATATGCCAACCAGCTTTTCATTCAATTTAGGTTTAGATCAACTTCCTGCTATTGTTGAGGGCGAAGCTACCTATGATATATATAAACTATATGATGCGGTTAGAATTCTGGCAGGCAAAGTAGATGAATTAGCAGGAGCCGGAGGAGGTACAGAATTTCAGTATAAAACTGAAGCATACTATCTGAGTTCTGTACCTGCGGGTACATTTCTGTATATGTACTCTGATGGATCAGTCAATAGGTGTGACGCAGGAGTGGCTGGAAATATCATCGGATTCACAGAGGCAGCAGTAGGCGTGGATGAGCTGGCTGATGTGCGCCTCTTTGGTTACTTCACTGGATTCTCATTCACTACTCCTGAGATCGGTAAGCCTGTAGGTATTGATGCGGGCGGCGCCCTAGTGGTATCTCCCACCTCAGGTATGCAGATTGTAGGTGTGATCACTAACTCCACCACAATATTCTTCTGTCCTAGTTACTCTCTGATTCCATAGGCGCCAATGATGCAGCTAGTCTCAACCAATCCCTGCCTCAAAATTAATACAAGCACTAATAACCAAAAGGAATGCAGTATGGATGACCGCCGCCAACTCACAGTAGTTTCACTCAAGCCAGAGACAGAGAAGGCGTTCTTTGATATTCTCGAAGAACAATCCCGGCAGCTCGCTAAACTAGAGCAGCTCTGTGAAGGTTTCAGTAAAGCTATTCCAGGCGATGATCCTATTGGCCATAGAAAATACCACGAGCTTGTGATTGCCAGGGAGGAAAAGAGGGCTGCATTCATGCAGGCAATCATTGAGAAATCAGTTCTCGCTCTCTTGTGGTCAGGAATTGTAGCAATTGGTACCGCATGTATTTTCTATGTCCAACACATGCTTGGACTCAAAATTAACTAATTTGGTAGAGAGGAACTGGTATGGCAGATTCATCCCTGGGAGCAGTAGCTGAACTCCTGAAACTATTCACCGGTAAGGGTAACACCACTACCACGAAAGATTATTCTGATGGATTCACTGAGACCACTCAGAAAGGTCTACCTCCTGAGGCAATGCAGGCTCTGATTAAGACTGCTATGGAAGGTAGTCAGGGTCTTGCATCAGTTGCTGGTGGGCAGAAATCTGCGGGTCTGTATAACTCTTCCACGAATCAATTGCTTGTGAATGATTTGCTGGCTCGAATCACTGGACAAGCCGCAACCCTTGGGGCGCCCACCACAGTTACTAGAAGCCCCACAAGTAGGACCCAGACTCAGAGCGTACAATCTCCTGCACTCAAGAACTCTATGCCAGCTCTTGCAGGTATGTCTCTTGCCAAAGGAGGTATTGACCAACTTCTTGGTTATGGAAGTAAGGCGCACAGTTTGTATAGCAGAGGTAAGGATTTATTCGATTGGTTCGCTGCCTCTGAGTCATCTATTCCAGGTGGTGCTATCTCCGCAGCCAATGCGACAGCAGATCCTATTGGCTCTTTGTATACACTTACTAGTGGCTTCAGTGATGCGGCTCCGTCAGCAGGTGCGGCACTTTCATCCATATCTAGTCCAGCAGGTATCTCAGGTCTTGATTTTGCGGAATCTATTTCATCTCTTTTTTCCTACCCGTCAGTAGAAGCGGTTAATGCTGGCGGGGAACTCGCTTTTATGAGTGCAGACTCCGCTCCAGCAGTACAACAGACCGCAGCCGAAGCTTATAACGAATGGGTATACGGCGACGCCCCTGCAAACTCCGTACTTAACCGTGCGGTAAGTGACACTTTCAACGCAGGTAAACAAAGTTTAAGTGATCTAGGTACTCCAGATGTTTGGCAAAATTTGTATGGCGCTACTCCCACAGAATCATTCATTGATGCATATGGGCCTGGTGGTGGAATGACTGAAGCTTATGGCTCAGGCTCTACTCTTTACTCTCCCACATCCTCAGAGGCTTGGATTGATGCAGGAGGTCTCGCAGGTGATGTTGGATCAAGTGCATTGGGTTATGAGTTGGGAGCATCTATTTTTGGTGCTGATGCTGCTACTAGCTTAGCATCTGCTGGTGGATCTCTTGGCGGCGGATTCGCTACTGGTGGAGCTGCTATCGGAGAGGCCGCTGCAGAAGCCGCAATTGATGCTGGTGCCCTTGGCGGTGCAGCTATTGCTGATGCTGCAGCTGGTGAAGCCTTAGCTGCAGGAGGTACAGCGGCCGCAGGTGCCGGTAGTTTAGGGGCATTTTTAGGTCCTATCGGAATAGCCGCCAGTCTACCTACAGCTCTTCCAGCCATTGGCAAACTTGTGACTGGTTGGGTTATCTGTACTGAACTAAATTCAACTGGTGAACTCTCGGATACTCTCTACCAAGCAACTAGCCCACACTTCTCTAGAATGTCCCCAGATACAATCAGAGGCTACCAGTGGTGGGCAGTTCCTTATGTTAAACTCATGAGGAAGCATTCGTTGTTCAGATATATTGTGAAGCCTTGGGCTATTGGCCGTGCTCGCTATCTCTCAGGAGAATCTAGTATTCTAGGCTGGGTTACTGTAGCCATTGGTGAACCTATCTGTTTCCTTCTCGGTAAGACTGTCGCAAGAAAATCTCAAGACTACGAGGTTCTGTATGGCCGATAATACTGGTACTGGAATTGACCTTTCCTCAATTAAGGTTCTAGGAGAGGCAGCCGCATCCTCTGCTAATCAGGCTGCCACACACCTCTCTAACCTGGCGAGTCAAAACACTTCCACTACTGACCAGCTCATCGCTGCAATTATGGGAGGTATGGTTGGTGGAGATACTGATGTATCTCTCAGAGCTAAGCTCCTGGCAGAACAAGAGGCCCAACAGAATGCTCGTAAGGTATATGATGTGGTTGGTCAGGGAGAAGGTTATGCTTCTCTCCTATCCAAACAAATCACTAACTATGAAGGCACACTTCAAGATTCCCAGGAACTCGCGGGGACCATTGCGAAACGGGAAGCTGTAGGTTTCTTTGACAACCCTCTTGAGTATATCTGGAACCAAGTGATGCTCCCTGATGAGAGGAACGCTCTCAATGCGAAACTGGCCGAAGCTAACCTCGCTAAAAAGAGAATCACTGATACCAACGAGATGCTCTCTCAAGAAAGAAGAATTGAGAATGAATTCAAAACCACAGTCTCAGCCGCAACCATTGACTCCCAAACGGATGCGCTCCGTCAGGAGCTTACGGCCAAAGGATACCAAGCTAAGCTGGATGCGAATAGTAAGAATGCTGCGCTCACTATTCAGGCGACCAACCTCCAAGGACAGCAACTGGAAATCGCCCAGCGATTCGCAACTATTCAAAGTTCTGTAGAACACCTGGCAATGGCGCATGAAGCCGCCGCTCAGACCAGAGTCAAGTTTGAGGAGTGGGTTAAAGAGAATAAGGATAAAGCAGAGTTTAATGAACAGATCACTCAGTGGTATAATGCGGGGCAGGCAGCGGTAGGTAAAGAGCCCCTCACCACTGACAGAGTTGCAACTATGTTCAAGCTGTATCCGGAACAGTCTCGTGCAATGATTGATGCTGGAGTTGCTTCCATCTCAGCTGGTAAGGCAGTTCTCGGGGCTAGTCCTTGGTTTGCACAGAACACAATGATGGCCGCTAAGACTGCTATCCCAGATAGTGATACTTATGTACGGGATGCATTTGCAGCAGGTAACTCAGCGATCCAGGCTGCGGTTAAAGCTGGCGCCCTCAAAGAAGGCGATAAGAATCAGGTTCCCACTATGTTCAATAAGGGAGCAGTTTCTTATATGACAGATATGCAGAAATCTGTGGACTATAATAATAAGAATAATCCATACATTCTGCCTAGCCCATCCGCTCTCACTACTGGAGATAGTCCATCAAAAGAAATTCTAGGTAGCGCACTGTGGCAGAAGTCTCTGGCAGCCAGGGTTGAGGCGGGTGTACTTCCTGACTCTGACCCCAAGAAGATTATTGACTTCGCTTTAGAAGACTATAAGGCAGGTAAGATCACACTACCTGAGGTTGCTGCAGGGATCAAATCATACTATGGTTCCGGGATGGTGATCAATAATGAGTTCCGGAAATTCGAGAAGTATGGATTGCCGCCGCAAGGCCAGTATGTTGCATCCATCAAACTACCTTCTGGTTTCGGTGGAGGCATTGCCGGAATGAATCCGTTCTCTGGATTCACTAAGGTAGATGTTAATCTCACTGACCCAGTTGCAATCAATAAACTAATTGTTGGTATGGCTAAGATGAATGCAGGCCCAGTTGATTCGAGTGCTTTGTTTGGTATCGGAGAAAATGCACTCAGACCAATTAGTACACCGGAATATAGGATGAAACCATAATGGACTACATTGATGTTGGAACCGCCTCTGAACCTTCAGCTCC